AAAGAGGAACTCGTGAGGGAACAGCGAGCTACTCCGTTCTAGGAGCCCAGGCGGGCGGAGCGAGCCATTCCCCGTCAGGAATCCGGGCCATAAAAGCGAGCTACCTAGGAACAGGAACTCGGGGCCAGGAGCGAGCCGTGGTCCAAAAGGAACCCGGTTCCAGCGAGCGAGCCGGCGAAAGTGAAGGAGCCCAATCAAGGATAGCGAGCTATAGTCAGGAAAAAGAAACCCGCAACGACGGGGTGAGCTGTGAGACAGTAGAAATCCAAAGAGGCGCAGCGAGCTGGACAAGGTTAGGAACCCAGAGATCGAGAGCGAGCCAGGGAGCTTGAGAAACCCAGGACTTGACAGCGAGCCGAGACCCAGCTGGAATCCAGGGTTGGAGAGCGAGCCGGTTATCCAGAGAAACCTGGGGGGTTAGAGCGAGCCGACAGCGGGAAGAAACTCGGAAACCGAAAGCGAGCTATCCTTTAGAAGGAGCCTGGGTTCGGGAAGCGAGCTGAATGAAAGAAGGAACCCGTCCATTGGTAGCGAGCTGTTCCGAGGGAAGGAACCCAGTATCCGAGAGCGAGCTATGAAATTCCAGAAACCCGCAGGTCAAGAGCGAGCCGATAGGAGTGAGGAATCCGCCCCTTGTCAAGCGAGCTAGGTATGAGAAGAAACCCGAGGGTAAGGAGCCGTGTCGGGCTAGGAACCCAGGCCGAAAAAGCGAGCCAGTGCTAGAGCAGGAACCCGGTCCGAGTAAGCGAGCTAGGATCGTCAAGTAACCCGCCAAAAAGTAGCGTATTGTGAAGGCCCGCTAAAGAGCGGGCCTTTTTTTTCTTTTGATAATTCCTTTCGTCTGAAAATGCTTGACCCGCCCTTTCATTATCCCCCACTATTAAGCGCAATGAGAGAACCTCTGGAACTCGAGGAAGAAAAGGAAGACCGGGCGACACTGCTCACCGATTTGGTGGTGCCCCGGGTTGATCTGGTTCGCTTTCCCGCGAACCTCCGAGAGTTCCTGGTTCTCAAATCAAAGCAAGGAGGTGTTAGTATGCCTGACACTGAGGAGACTCTCGATCTCGATGAGGTCCTCGAGCAAGAGCAGGACCGAGAGAACGAGGTCGAGAAGGAGCAAGGCGAAACGCAAGAGCCTGCTCTGGAAGACGAGGCCAAGGCTATCACACTGACTGACGAGCAGAAGAAGCAGCTCAAAGCCGCTTTGGAAGCTCTCTACCCACTTCGCGAAAAATTCCCACGCATTGTCAATTTCCTTGGTAGCCTCGTAGGCTATCCTAAAGCCGTAGAAACCGCAGCCGCTTCGCCGTATCCCTCCGCATACCCGTATCCAAGGCCCTACTACGGCTATCCCGCCATCAGGAAGGCCCTGGAAGAGCGGCTTGCCGATCTGCCTGAGGACGTGCGGGAGCAAGTCTTGAAGGCCGTGGATTCGGAGGAGGAAAAGGCGAAGCAGGCCATCGTCAAGCAACAGGAGGCTATGGAGGCCCTCATCAAGCAGGCCAAAGAGGAAGCAGAGGAACTTCGCAAGGAACTCGACGCTCACAAGCGGCAGCTGCGCGAGCGCGAGTATGTCGAGCTTGCGAAGTCGGAATACTCTGGCCTTCCCGGCATCAAACCGGAAGAGCTTGGCCAGCTTTTGATGCGGGCCGAGGATGCCCTGGACGAGGAGGACTTCAAGAAACTCTCCGGGCTTCTCAAGACCGTCTCCAAGGTCATCAAGAGTTCCGCGCTGTTCGAGGAGCTGGGCTCCGCTCTTGCGGAGGACTCGCCTGAGCGGGAGCTTGAGACCAAGGCGGAGGAGCTTGCGAAGTCTGAGAACATCCCACTGGAAGTTGCCAAGGGCAGGATTCTGAAAGAGGACAAGGAGCTGTTTAGGCGGCTCCGAGGAAGGGGTGGTCGCTGATGGCGCAAGCATGGGAAGCTGGTCAGATTTTGGTGACGGGCGTCGCTGGCGCCGACCTGTCGGAAAAGCAGTTCCGATTCGTGCGCATCAGCGGCGACAACACGGTGAATGCGATCTCGGCCACCACTCAGGTTCCCGCTGGGGTTCTGCAGAACGATCCTGAAAGCGGGGAGGCTGCTGCCGTGGCCATCGCTGGGATCTCTAAGGTCGTGGCAGGAGGGACTGTCACGGCCGGATATGTCGTGACATGCGACAACCAGGGCCGGGTCGTCAACGCGACCGCGGGTGGCTACGAGGTCGGGATCGCTTGGACCGGAGCGTCGAGCGCGGGGGAACTGTGCACCATCCAGATCCTCCCGTCCGGCGTCCAGGCTTCGTAAGGGAGGTGAGACAGAATGGCGCAACCAACTACTAGCCAGGTACATGTAGATACTGCCCTGACTAACGTCGCCATCGCCTACAAGCAGTCCGTCGACAAGCTGATCGCCGACAAGGTCTTCCCGGTCGTGCCGGTGTCCAAACAGTCCGATAAGATCCTCAAGTTCACGAAGGACTATTGGATGCAGGTCAAAGCCGGCATCCGGGCGCCGGGCACCGAGTCCAAGGGCGGCGGCTTCGAAATCTCCTCGGATCAGACCTACTTCTGTGACATCCATGCCTTCCATGTGGACCTCGCCGATGCGACGGTGAAGAACGCCGACATAGACGATCTTGAGCGCCAGGTCACGGAATTCGTGATGTGGCAGCTCCTCTTGGAGCGCGAGGCGGACTGGGTCAGCAACTTCTTTGACGACACCGGAAAGACTCCGGGGACCGACTTCTGGACCGTGAAGACGCACGCGGCTTCGGGCGGGGACTACCTGTTCTGGACGAACGCCAGCTCAGACCCGGTGGACGAGATTCTCGAGCTTTGCGACACTGTTGCCAAGAACACGGGCTTCCGTCCGAACATCCTGGTGCTGTCACCGCCTGCGTTCCGGGCGCTCAAGATGCACTCCAAGATCCAGTCCCAGGTGGTTTACACCCCGACTGCCAAGACAGATGTGAAGGCTCTGGTCACGCCGGAGATGCTGGCTGACCTGTTCGAGCTTGACAAAGTCCTTGTCGGCTACACTGCGCAAGCGACGCACGCTGAGGGCGCTTCCAGCACTTCGTACTCCTTCGTGTTCGGAGACGACGCCCTCTTGGTCTACGCTCCGCCAAATCCGGGCCTGTTGGTCCCGACGGGTGGCTACATCTTTGAGTGGACCGGCTATAACTCAGGCTACTCCGTAGCCGTGTCCTCGTTCTATATGGATCATTTGAAGGCGACCCGGATCGAAGGCGAGATGGCGTACGACGCCAAGATCATGGCTCCGGACCTAGGGGTGTTCCTGAAGAACTGCGGGGGCTCAGCCTGATGCACTCATCGGAGTCCATCTTAAGGACTGGGACATCGAGGTCGGTATCAGAGTATAATCCTCCAGGGCAGGGCTGAATCCAAAGAAGTCCTGCCCTGGAGGTGACATATGCGATACCGGTTTACGGTTAAGAAGACCGTAGGTAGGAAGACTTATCAGGTAGGAGAGGAAGTCGACGTGGGCGAGATCTTGGACGCGATGCCGCATCTGGCTTGGCGAGGCTATGTGGTGCCGGTCGAAGCTGCCTGTCCTGACTACTACGTGCTTTACACAGCGCTTACTACAGGCGCTAACTGGTACGTCGCCGGACAGATACTCGACGCTGAGGACGTCCAGCCGGAGTGGATCAAAGTGGGCTATGCGGGGCCAGTATCGGAGCGAGTCGTAATGAACGCCTATGCTTGCGAGCAAGAGAACTGCAATGCGGTATTCGTCACAAAAGAAGCTCGGCAGAAGCATAAACAGATTACGGGTCACAAGCGCAAGTACTCGCCCCGCCGAAAGAAAGCGAGGGTGAAGGCATGACTTGGACCTACGGAGGCAACCCGGCCGCTTCCACGATCGATGCCATAAGGCTCGAGATCGGAGACACGATAGAAGAGGAGCAGCTTCTCCAAGATGAAGAACTCGAATACTTCTACGAAGAAGAAGGCTCGATCTTGGGAGCGGCTGCTCGGGCATGCGAGGCCATCGCAGCCAAGTTCTCCAGGGAAGCAGACCTTAAGGTCGGGGACCTTTCGCTTTCGGCTTCCCAAAAGGCTGAGCACTACAGGGAAAAGGCAAAAGTCCTGCGAGAACGGGCCCAAAAGAAAGGATCTACGCTGGGCAAGCTGACGGCTTCCACGATCAAGACCGACAAATACTTCCTGCGGGACATGTTCAAGTATAACGGGGAGGCGACAGGATGACAGAGATAGTCATTTCGGTTGTCGGTTCACTTTTAGTTGCGCTTTATATTGCGCTATTGCAGCAACTTTTCACGGTCAAGCGGGAGATCACCAAAGTGCGGTTCTGGCTGTTCGGGAATGGGAACCCTTCGGAACCGACCGGACCTCTTTTCTTCAGGCTGAAGGACCTGTCGGACCAGTTGCACGAGCATTCGCGCAGGCTGGAGAGCATCGAGGAGGATCTTCGTGTCGCTCTCTCAAAGGGTAAGTAATGCGCTCGATCACCTTAAGGTTCGCGTTGGCAAACAGGTCACTTACAAACGCTTCAAGACTTACGAGTACGATCCCACATCAGGGACGGTGCCCACATTCTGGGAGACGCCTTCTTTTAAGGCGGTCGTAGGGAGCGTGTCCCATGACCTAATCGCTGTTTCGGGAGGGCTCCTAAAGGCGGGGGACAGAGCAATCTATTTCCCGAAATCGGCCTTTACGAAACAGGACGGCGAGACCTCCGATCCGGAACCGGGACCTGGTGACATTGTCGTCATCGATGGTGAGGAATGGGGCACGGATCTCGGGGATGGGAAGACCCTGTGGAATTTGGATCCGACCGGAACCATGTTCACGGTTTACTTGAGGAGGAGGAGTGGCTAGGATAGTCTGGAATCCCGGACCCTTGCTCAGTGACATCAAGACGAAGGCTGCGCAAAAGATGTACCAGACCGTGACGATTCTGGTCAACGAATCGCGCAGGCTAGTTCCGGTGAGGACTGGTTATCTTAAAGGCTCGTTGACGGCGGAAGTGACGGCGGACGGTAGAACTGGCTTCTACGGTAGCTTTCGGCCGTGGGCTGGTGAAGAACCAGTTTCCTATTCTTTGTGGGTTGAGCTGGGTACTAGTCGCATGGCTCCGAGACCATATCTCCGTCCCCCGCTGGAGACGAAAAGAGAGGAGATCAAACAGATATGGAGTGGCTAACTTTCAAGGTGATAGAACGGGAACCTGCCTTTCGAGGCCAGGTTTTTGTTAAAGGCTTGGCAGTCCGAAAGGAGGAGATCCTGCTCTTGGAGGAACTGAGCGAAGGACAGGCACAGCTTATCTTAAAGAACGGAAAGGCATTCGAGCTTGTGGACAAGTTCCAGGATATCATAAGGAGGCTGAATGGCTAGCCTGGAGAAGGAACTGAAGGCTGCGATCTTTGACCTTCTAAAGAATGATGCTGATGTGTCAAACATCGTGGGAACTAAGATCTTTGATACCCGAGTGCCTCCAGGCCCTTCTCCTCCTTGGGTGAGGTATTACATCGTGGCCGAGACTGCACTGAATGACTTCATAGAGGCATCTCCGATAGGCTACCGGGTGCCAATCACGGTGGACTGCGCAGCCTCTGGCGAGGTCGCGGAAGACGCGGAGACGATTGCCGAGCATATTTTTGATGTGCTGGATGGGGCGTCTGGAACGACCGATAACTTTACTTGGAAAGCTAAACGCACTGCTGTGAGGAAGATCTACGATGATGAGGCTGGAGTATGGATCATTTCGGGGGATTATCTTCTCCTGGTGATCCCGGCATGAGAGTGCTTGATGGGGCCGAAAACTCTTGAACTGCCTTTTCTCTCCTGAGATAGTCTAGCGGAGGCTTTGGCCTTCATTATAAACTAGGAGGTGCAAGGAAAATGGCACAATTTTTCCGAGGATTTGATGGGTACTGTCTCGTTGGGGACACGGTGATCGGTGGCATTAACCACTGGACCATTACCATCACCGCCGAAACTCAAGAAGTGTCCGCGTTCAACCCGACTGCGGCCACGACCTGGGAAAAGCGAGCGCGAAAGTACGTCCCCGGCGCGATCGGCTGGACCGCCACGTTCGACGGGTTCCTTGACTGCACGGACGCTGGCCAGCAAGCAATCAAGGACGCTGTGGCGGAAGGCACGGAGGTCTCGCTGTACTTCCACCTGGATGGTGATAGGTACTACGCTGGCAAGGGTCTCCTCACTTCGGAGAACCCGGATGTGGCGTGGGACGGCGTAGCCACCATCAGTTGGGACGTGCAAGGGACCGACGCTCTGGTCAAGTACGGTTGGGATTGACGGCCAGATAGTGGTATAATAACGCTGGCAGGCGCCTGGGCCCAACGCTCCAGCTTCTGCCTCCTTTCCAGCAGGCGCGACCTCTTGCAGGTCGCGCCTTATTGTCTGTATAATAGCCGAGATGCTAGCTATAGTGATGGGGACGCGTCCTGAAGTAGTCAAGTTGGCTCCTGTAGTGTGGGAGCTTGAACGGAGAGGAATTCCTTATGAAGTGTGGGCAGTCACGCAACATTCCGAGCTTCTCGATATCGCGCTGAAGGAATTCAGGATCGAACCAGACTATACAGTGGAGATTCCTCGAGCCGATCCGTCGTTACTGAGCTTTTCGCGGGAGACCTTTGGTCGCTTAGAACTCCTGTTCAAAGCGAGAAGTCCCTGGGCCGCGGTTGTACAAGGCGACACCATCACGGCTTGGTCGGGAGCTTATATCGCGTTCCTTCGCAAAGTGTCTGTCTTCCACGTCGAGGCTGGAGTGAGATCCCTTAACTTAGCAGAACCATACCCTGAGGAGGCTTTGCGCCGCTGGATCGATGAGATCGCAGAAATAAAATTCTGTCCAACTAATCAGACCTGGATCAACCTGTGGAATGAGCGTTTGGAGCACCACAGCTATCTTGTGGGGAATACGGGCATCGACGCTCTGAAATGGGCGCGAAGAGAATTGGGTCCAGCCCCAGATAAGCACCTTAAAATCGAGATCGACCTCCATCGGCGGGAACATTGGAGTAAGATCCCTTTTATCATGCAATCGCTGTCCGATCTGGCACGGGACTTTCCACGTTGGCGATTCTGTTTTGTGCTTCATCCGGCTATAGCTTCTGAGCTCCCTTCTGGAGCACCTCCGAACTGCAAATTCTTGGAGCCGTTAACGTATACGAATTTTTGCCAACTCCTTCGCGAAAGCCAGTTTTGCATCACGGACTCGGGAGGGGTCCAGGAAGAGGCCGCTTACCTCGGGATCCCTTGCCTCGTGGCTCGGGACCATTGCGATAGGCCAGAGTCCATTAATGAAGGAATCGCAATCCAAGTCGGAAGCGATCCAAGGAACGTCGTTAAAGCCGCCGAAAGGTTGATCAAGAACGAAACGTTAAGAGAGAAGATGGCGAGGCCGTCCAAAGTCTTTGGAGAAGGGACTGCAGCGAGGAAGATAGGCGAGATCTTAGAAGCGTGGGTGAAAGACTACGAGAAGGGAGTGGTTAAACGTGGACAAAGTGGCTAAAGCAGGTCCGATCGTGCTTTTGCGTGAACAAACTCCGGAAGGTCCGGTCCTCAATTTCATCGTTCTTTCGGGAGGCCGGGTCCTCCAAGTCTTCTCGCTCCATCAACGCCACTTAGTTGGCCATTGGAACGCGATTGAGCTCCTTTCAGAGTTTGTGGAAGAACTGAAAGAAAAGGAGGGAGCGTGAGGCTTTGCTTCGGCATAGCAACGCACTCATCACTCCTTGAGCCTCGCATGGGCTCGGAGCGGGCGATCATGGGCGCAGCTAAGGCCCTTGCCAAGCGAGGCCATAAAGTGGATATCGTGCCCCTCCTATATGATGCGCCTAAGGAAGGATACGACATCTATCACTGGTGGAACGCAGGAGGCCCCAAAGGTCCCCTTCTTGCGTTTACTCGTTTCGCTCATGAGCATGGGAAGCCTTGCGTTTGCACTCCGATCTACTGGCCGCCTACTCCTGGATTCTATCGTCTGTTGACTGAATGGAACGGAGAAGAAGGGGCTCGAAAGTTCCTACAAGGAATCACAGTCTACAACTCGTCTCTGGCCAAAGCCATAGCGGAGACGGACTTTATGTGTCCCAATTCGGAACGCGAAGGTGATTTTGTTCGCGCTCTAGTCCGTTCCGTAGGAAGAGACCCTCCCCCCAGCGAATGGGTTCCAAATGCGGTCGATCTTGATGAAATCGAGTCAGTCGAGCCTACCCCATGGGAGGAGCGGAAACTGGTCGCTTGCGTTGCTCGGTTGGAACCGGCCAAAGGCCAGCACCGCTTGGCCCGGGCGTTTCTAGCGTTCAGAGAAGAGCATTCCGAAGCCGGTCTGGTTCTAGCAGGTGAGATGCAAGATGGCTATCTCTGTCGTTACAAGGACGCCTTCTATCAAGAGGGAGTGAATCTTCCTGGCTTGCTAAAGCCTTCCAAAGTTATGGTCCTGCTCGCTAACGCGAAAATCCACGCCATGCTATCCATGCACGACACTCCTGGTCTGTCGCACCTGGAGGCTGCCGCACTTGGTTGCAGGTTGGTGGTCTCGCTTCCCGACTACGGGACCTTTCGGGACTACTGGCCCAAAGAATGGCTGGTAGAGATCGATCCGCTCGATGAAGGCTCGGTTTACGAAGGCCTTGAAAAGGCTTGGAAAGAACCTCCGCCGAAAGAGATGGTCTCCTTCACCAGGGAGCGCTATAATTATGATGTGGTTGCGGAGAAACTGGAAAAGATATACGATCGGCTACTTGGAGGTGGTTGATGGCTGTTAAAGATCCGGAAGTTGCCGCTGCTCTGGAACGAGCTCGGCAAACCTATAAGACATTTCAGGTTGGAGAGGCTAGGCTTAACTTCGGTCGTTTGACGCTTGAGGACAACATCGCGATTAAGGATGAGACTGGGTTTGACCTATTCGGAGAATCCTTAGCAGCCGGGGAAACCGGAGCGCCAAACGTTGCACTCCGACTCTCGCCCCAAGTCCAGCTCGCCGTTCTCTTTCGTTCTCTTAAACGGTGCTACCCCGACATCACGAAACAAGAGGTTTCCGAGCTTTCAACACTCATGCCGCTTAACGACATCCTTCGCGTCATCGTTTGGGCCCTCACCGGGACGGAGCCTCCGCCCTTGGAGGAGGGAGCCCCAAAAGTCGAGTAGCGGCTCCTCCAAGGCGCGGGCAAGTAGTCCTTCGCTGGGACGTGTGGGCGCCTTTGATCCTCCACGCCTATCCGGGCTATCGGGCCGAGCACCTATTGCAAGCCAATTTATCGGAATTAATGTTGTTGCTCGGCGGCTTGGGATGGGTTGAAAAATGGGAACTTCTCAAAGAACCCATGATAGATAAGCAGATGAGGCGCAGGTTGAAGATTCCCGGAATTGTCGATTACTGGTATCCGCCAAGGCGTCCTAGGACATGAGAGTCGACTTTGAAGACTGCTACTACTATTTTCTCCCCTGGTTCAGACTGCTTTGATGCGAGATCCCTAGCCCACCGGTTGAACAGCTCAACTTCCCTGCAGAGCCTTGGATTAGAGCTTCCAGGGATCTCTAATTGAATGATGATATGAGCCTTGGGAGGTATGCGAGCAGAAAAGTCGGGGTCTTCAATCACGAGTCGATCAAAATCTTCACCTAGCACACGAAGAAGATCAGCAAAACGCTTGCTGTAATGCTCACTTACACTAGCCACCATTCCGGAGACATTCTATAAGATGCCATGCAAATCTTCAAGCCCGAAAATTCTTGAACCTGTCTGTCCTTCCTAGTTAAGCTGGCCTTGCAATGGCCGGCCAGCCACTAGCTGAGGCGTATGTCCGAATTGACCTGGACACCCGCGCTTTCGAGCGGGGCATTTCCAGTTCGCAGGCTGCTTTCACTGCCGCCGCTACATCCATAACCAAAACCGCCCGCTCGATGCAGATGGCTGTCATAGCGGCCTTCGGTGCCATAGCCGGGGCTGCCTTAACGATGAAGAAAGCGGTGTCGGTCGCGCGGGAATACGACGCTGCCATCAGGGAAATTTGGACGTTGATGGATGTCTCCGAGAAGGAGATGCAGGCCTATGCCGCGCGGGTGGAAGAACTCGGAGTAGCTTTCGGGCAAGCCGGGAAGACAGCACTGCGCGCATTCTACCAGGTCGTCTCGGCTGGCTATCAAGGTGAGCAGGGCTTCAAGGTCTTGCAAGCTGCAATGAAAGCCGCAACCGCCGGAGTGACGGACGCCTTCACCGCCGTGGACGTCCTGACCACTGTACTCAACTCGTACAATCTGAGTGCAGACCAGGCTCTCTACGTGTCAGACATTCTTTTCACGGTCGTCAAAAGAGGAAAGACAACTTTTGCTGAACTTGCTTCCACGATGGGTCGCCTTGCCGGTATCGCCGCGCCATTGAATGTCAGTCTTGAAGAACTTGCTGCTGCTTTGGCTTTCCTAACAAGGACTTTGCCTACAGAAGAAGCCGTGACTGCCCTCAGAGCTGCGATGATGGAGATGGTCAAGCCAAGCAGCGAACTGACCGAGCTTCTGAAAGAGATGGGGTATGCAACCGGATCGGCTGCCTTGCGCTCGGCTGGATTTCTGGAGTTGTTAGCGCAACTTGCCATCGTAGCCGAAAAAACTGGAGTCCCGATTGAGACCCTATTCGGAAATATCCGGTCATTGACCGCCATCATGCCAATGACGAGCAATCGTGCCAAAGAACTCAACGAACACATCGAGGCCATGAAACACGTCACTGGCGCTACAGAGGAGGCATTTGGGAAAATCGCGGAGGGCATCGACTTCAAAATGCGCCAACTCTTCAGCGCGGTTTCGCTGACATGGGCAAGAGTAGGCAGGCTTTTCCAAGCGAGTGTGGCAGGAATGGCCGAGCAGATAGCTGGACTCCTCTTTTCATTCTCCAAAACGCTGGCTGAAAGCGAGGAGTTTCGGGAGAGCCTGCGGCATCTTCTAGTCCAGGGCCTGAAACTTGGAGGCTTGATCGCTATCTTGGGCGGCATCTTTATGGCTCTCAAAATGTTGCTCACTCCTGCCGGAGCCTTGCTCACGACTTTTACCGCTCTGTTCTTGGCTTTGCGTTGGAACCTTCTGAATATCAGTAAAATCCTAGAAACGATTGGAGAGAAAGTCACTGGCGCGGTTTCTTTCGTTTTGGAGTTCGCAGGCGTAGAAGGCCTTGCGGAACAGATCCGCTCGCTGGGAAGCTCGGTAGAAAGAATAATCGGCATGGCAGTGACTGGGTTTGCTGGTTCAGTCTTAGTCCGCTGGCTGCTCAAAGGTTTGACAAAGCCTAGGGCTTTCATCGGAGTTCTCGCTTTAGCAGGAGCGATCGGTTTCGAACTAGCCATGCGCTGGAGGAAAGTGACAGCCAACCTTGATCAGTTGGCGAACCTTATCACAGACACTCTTGGAACTATCCTGGGAGCCGCGGTAGGCTTCGCGATCGGAGGACCTCTCGGAGCTGCTATTGGAGCTTTGGTGGGTCGGGGCGCAGCCGAGGCTATTGAAGTGACCGTTCCCCTCGTTGGAAAACTTCTTTGGGGCGATGCCAAGTCGAATGTAAACAAGTTCTTCTCTGAACTGAATTCACAGATAGACAGCCTGAGTTCCAAGCTTTCAGAAGCTGTGAGTTCAGGAGTTGGTGAAGTTACGGCGGTCGTTAACGAGTGGATCGTTAAGCTGGCACAGGCAGCTACCAGCCCAGAAGCTTTAGAGGCTTGGGATCAGTACATAAAAGTCGTGAAAAGAAGCGCAATCGCGATCCGTGATACCTTGAGCGAAACGCTTGCTCCGGAGGAAGCTTCCAGTATCGCGAAGACCTTCGTCAATGCTGTCACGAGCGTCATCGATGATCCCGAACTAAAAGCGATGTTGGAAGATGTCTTCAAAGAGTGGCTAGAGCCCTCGAGTAGAGTCCTTGGTCAAGCAGAACAGATGGGTCGCCAGATGGGTCAAGCTGTTCAAGAAGGCTTGGAGTCTATTGACCTGATCCCCACTCTTAATGTCTCCATGTCTCTCTCCGAAGCAAGGGACCTTGGCCAGAGAATCGGCTCCGAACTCGCTGACTCCATTCAAGATGTCCTTGAAGGCTTTGAGATTACCTTGCCGGGTATCGCCACCATCCCTGGAGCCGGTGGTTTTGGAATCTTTCGCCAGTTTGGAGGTTTCGTGCCCGGTAAGGGCGAAGGCGATCGCGTGCCCGCTCTCCTTGAACCAGGCGAGTTTGTATGGCCGAAGGAACTTGTCCGCCAGTATCCTGAGGTCATCGTAGGGCTATGGAAAAGGTTCAGGCTTGGCGGCTTCGTGGGCTATCAGGCCGGAGGAGCGGTCCTGGCTGCGGGGGGCGGGGGAGCAGACGTCCTTTCTGGACTAGCAAGCGGATTTTCTAAGTTCCTGGATGTTTTGAATCGCATAATATCTGGTCTCTATGACTTCTTGAAGCCACTCGTTCGCGGTGAAGAGGAGATGGCTCGTTTCGAGGAAGACTTCGCCGCACTGAGGGGCTTGATAGCAGGATTCCGAGATGTCGCTGCGAATGCGGACAATGCCATCCAAGAGATCATCAACCGAACTCAACAGCAGGCTCAAGCTGCGATTGAGCAAGCGGAGAAGATAGCAAGAAGCGGCCAAGCTGCCGAAGGTCTCCAAGCTCAGCTGGAAAAGCTTACGTTTCCTTCGGCTGAGGCAGGCCAGACTTTGAGACAACTTGCTCTAGAGAGCGGTAGGTCAGCAAAAGACCTGATCGCAATTCATGCAAAAGCACAGGATCTTATCTCCGTTGCTAAAGACCTCTACGATGCGCAACGATTCTTTGGGCTGTCCACTGAACAGACGATTGAGAGTTTGCGAAGTTTCCTTTCCGCTGTGGGGCTTTCCGAGGTCGAAATCGAGAGCATCATCGCCGACATCGTCAGCGCGAGTCAGGATTTGGCTTCAGCTTTTAGCAAACTCATTTCACAGGCCGAGGCCCTGACCCTTGCACAAACCAGCCAGATTCTGGCCCTGCGAGAACAGGCCTTGGCCGTGCTTGAATCGGGGAAGGTCACTACAGAAGAAGGCGAGATCCGCCAAGCGACTTTAGGCGAGATCATAGCTGCAGCTGGCGCAGTCAGCTCATTCTCGTCTTGGCTCGACATGACGATAACGACACTTGAACGGCTCATCACGAAAGGAAACGAGGCTGTTCTCCCTCTGTATAAACAGCTTACGAAGCTCAGAGAAGGCATGGAGTTAGGTCCGACTTTCGAGGAGCAGCGTCGGGCTCAAGAGCGGGCCGCAGAGGAAGCCAAGAGGCGGCAAGAGGAGCTTGCTCGCAAAGCCAGGGAAGCTTTCGAGGAAAGTTTCCGGAAACCGATCAAGGAAGCACTCGAAACCGGGGACTGGATGGAAGCTGCCCTCGCTGTCCGGGAGATGGCGAAACAGAAAGACGATCTTATAGCACAAGCGAAGGCTCTCCCGGCGGTGCAGGGCAAGACAATGGAGCTTGCGGAGGTTTACGATCTACTGATCGGAGCACAGAGGGAGCTCCTTTCTAGCATCGACAAGGAAATAGCAGTGCGCCAGATTGCTGGCGAAAATGCGGAGAAACTGGAGAAACTGAAGACACAAATCGAGGAGCTATTCGATCCCCTCGGAGAATGGAAGAAAGCGCTGCGAGAAGCCATAGGCCTGATGGCGGAGGAGCCACTGAAGGCCAGTCAGGGCTTGAGGGAACTTTTCCTGAAAGCGAAGGAACTTGGCGCGGGCAGCGCAGAAGCCGCTTCCCTCATAGCCGAGGGAGCCCGGGATCAAATCCACGCTTATGAAGCGCAGATCGAGGATATGGAATTATTCGGTCTCTCCACAGCCGATCTGCGCTTTGAGCTTGAGGTGTTCAAAGGCACCTTGGCCGGCCTGCCAGAGTCCGTGGCTAAGTTTAAAGCGGCCCTCGACCTCTATGCAGAGGATATCGTAAACCTAGTTGGAGCTGTTTTCGGTCCTGAAGCGGGCGAGATCGCAAGCAAAGTCGCGGGGCTCGCTCAAGCCTGGTTCGCACTCGACATGACGAAAACGGCCGAAGCTGGCGAACTATTCGCACAAGGTTCGCTAGCGGCAGGCACTGCGGCATTCACGGCGGCAGGAGGATTGAACTTCTTAGTTGCGATGATCGAGTTGGGCAAAGCTATTTACGACGTTGTGGACAAGGCCAGGCAGAAGATCATCGAGGCTGGGGAAGAACTGGCGGCCCAGTTCCTAGACCTAGCTCAGACCTCCATAGAGCGACTCCA